CATCTGGCTGAGGTGCTTCTGGCTGACGCCGAGTTGCTGCGCGATCCAGATCTGCTTGATGCCGGAGGCTTTGATCGTGGCGCGGATCTGACCTCGGAGGACGTCGCTGTCGTCGGCCATGTCAGTGCTCCTTGCCGGGCTGGGGCACGGCGGCGCGGTCTTCGATCGCCCGGACGACAGCCCGGTACCGACGCGCCTTAGCCACGGCCTCGTCGTCCCAGCCGTGTTGCTGCTGCATCTCCTCCAACGCGCCGTGCGTGCACGTCTCGTCGTGGACGGCCTGTTCGCAGTCCCAGCCGCAGAGGACGGCCCACAGCCATGCGTCGACGCGGTAGGTGCCCCAGTCGCGGCTGCTGGTGGCGAGGAGGGTGTGCAGGCCTTCGAACATGGCGGCGAGCGTGCGCGTCTCGTCTGCCGGTTCCTCGCCAGCCCCGGCCGGGACAACGGCGGGCAGGTCGTGCATGTCGGCAAGAGCGAAGTCCCGCTCGACACCCCGGTCGACGTCGACGGCTCGCAGGAACCACTGCGGTTCGGGGTGCCAGTCCGTGGCGCCGAACCAAACCCGGATCGGGAGGATCTTCCGGTCTGCGGTCTCGCCCCGCCAGTTGCGGTAGCGGATGGGCAGCGGGGCGTCGTCCCAGCGGGCGCAGTCGCAGCGCCCTGCCGCGTTGACCTGGACGCAGGCGCACGTCGGATCCGAGCAGCACGGCGTCTCGGTCTGCTGCTGCGCCTCGTCGGCCATACGGCGTTTGACGATCGCGGTCACCTCGGCGAGCGCGGCACGAGACTCGTCACTCATCTCCACCGCACCATGCACACGCACGATCTCCCCGCCGATGACGACAGGACGGCAGACATCCTCGACGAGTTGGTCGAGGTGGGTTTGAGCTTCCCACTCGTCGCGTTCCTCGTCGGCGAGGCGGCGCAGCTCCCGGATACCGGCGTCAAGGCCTGCGCGCCAACGGCCTTCAGGCATGGTCATGTCCGCTGCTGCGGTCTCCTGCGTGAGTCCGTCGAGAGCGGCGGCCGCCTCGTTGAGCACGGTGGCCCGGTGCTCGGCCACCAGTCCCAGCCGTCGGGCAACGGGGTCCTGTCCGAGCGGCGGGAGTGCCAGCTCCGTGACCCGGTCGCGGATCGCATCCCACGGCGCGCCCGTGCCCAGCCCCAACGCGTCGGACAGGGCCAGCCGGTGCTCCTCGACGGTGGCCCGGTCGACGGGCGCGGCGGCCTCCAACTGCCGGACGCGAGACTCCGCCCGATCGCCACGCTCCTGCCATACGAACCGCTCGGCAGCCATCTCCTGCCGCTGCTCTAGGAGTCGACGGCTCGTCTCGGTGAGCTGCTCGACCTCGGCCGTCAGGTCTTCGGCCCGGTCGCGGATCGCCTCCCAGGGCGCCCCCGTACCGAGACGGAGCGCAGCCGAGACGGCGAGACGGTACGCCTCCTCGGCGGGCCGGTCTGCGGTGGCCGGGGTGGTGACGCCCTTCTCGCCTGCCTCGAACGCGGCCTGCACGGCGGCCGGGTCTTCGTCAGGCTCGTGGAAGTTCTGCGCCTGGGTGACGGTGAGGTGTCCGGCTGCATGGGTCTGCGGCGGCGCGGTCACGATCTGCACGGGGACACCGGCCGCCATCATCCGGTCGATGTCCGCCTCGGTCAGGTCCGTGTCGTCGGTCCCGGCGGGGGCGGGGAGCGCGCGCAGCAGTGTGTCGGCGAGGTCGTCGACGCGCACGGTGATCTGCAACGGCCCGTTCGGCGCATGGTCGACGGTCCGGAGTTCCTCGAACGGCGAGGACTTGATGGCGGCCACGATGCGGGCTCGGCGGGCGGTCTGCGGGTCGGTGGTCATGCTGCTCCTTCGGGTGGGGCCGGCCGCCGCCGGGAAGACGACGGCGGGGGCGGGGGCGCGGCGGCAGATCAGGCGGGAGGGGTGAGAGGGTGAGCAGCCACAAGGGCGGCACGGGCACCCTCGGCGGAGACTGGCCCCGCATACGCACCCCCAGGGAAAACAGCCGCATTCAGGTGCCTTACAAGTGCAAGCAGCACCGGCCGGAGATCGGCTGGCACCCGGCCCACCCGGTCGGGATGCCACAGGTCGCCGTACACGGCGTTCCAGGCGAGCCAGCGCCCCTTCCGCGCCGGGACAGATCGGTGAAAGTTGGCGTCGATGAGCGCGATGAAGCGGAGCTCTGCTGTCGCCAGGTCCGTTGTCGGTCCGGCAGGAAGTAGATCGGTCATGTGTGTCTCCTGGTGGGTCGCGGTTTAACGGGCGGTTACTGACTGGTTGGTGGGCGGGGCTACGGCTTGCTGACGTGCAGCCGTCGCCGTCCGCCGCCGGGCTGCTGGTCGGGGATCACGCAGAATCCGGCGGCTTGGAGCTCCAGCCGGTACCGCTCCAGGCCGTCCTGCTCGCCGGGCCCGTCATGGAAGACGTTGACCTGCCGCCGGCCGTCCTGGGCTGTGCGGTAGCCGGGGTCCCACGTCTGGGTGCCGGGGTCGTACTCGGACGGCTCGTAGCCGTTGTAGGCCAGGACGGCGTCGACGTCGGTGGCGCGGATGTGGCGCGGCATCAGGCGGTCACCGGCTGGGGTGTCCGCGGCCGGTTGGCGATCTTCGCGAGCTTGGCGTCGAGAACTTCCTGCGGCTGATCCGTGATCGTGGCCAGCGCCACCACCGCGGTGACGATGACGTCGCAGAGTTCGTCCGTGACGTCGCTCCAGCCGGCCGAGCGCCCCTTGCGGGGGTTCTGGCCATGCACACCGAGGTAGGCCTGCGCCACCTCACCGGCCTCCTCGGTGACCTTGAGGATGCGCATGGCGAGTTCGTGGTCACTGCGGCCGTTCTGGTCGTCGAGCCAGGCGACGAGGTCGCGGATCGTGGACCACTGGGCGGTGTCGAGCATTTCGGTTCTCCTGTTCGATGGGTTGATTCGGTTTCAGATCAGGCCCGGAAGCCGTAGACGGCCCTAGGAGCCGTCAGGAGCGTCCGGGAGGGCGCCGGGGGCCTCGACGGGCCCTGAGGCCGCCAGAGGCGAACCTGTGGCGGCGGGCGGGGCCTTCGCAGCCGCCCGACGCTGCCCCGTCTTCGCCGTCAGCAGCCCGTCCCGCACCGCCATCGCACGCACCGCCCGCTCCAAGACGGCGGCCAGCACCTGCCCGGGGTAGCAGTCGGCGATGATCCGCTCGGCGGTCGGCGTCAAGTACTTGCGGGTCGACGGGCGGCGGCGGGGAGGCGGGGTCCGGGCGGTGCGGTCAGGCATCAGGCCACCTCCTGCGGCAGCTCAACGTCCTCGGCCGACGCCCCGAAGTCGGCCATCACGGCGGCGAGTTCGTCGGCCAGCCACTGCTCGTACTCGGCACGGCTGTAGCGCCCGGCCTCGTCCCACGCCCGCTTGGCGGCGGCGATGGCCTCCTTGCGCCAGGCGCGCTTGAACGGTCGGTCGAGCATTTCGCCGCACGACCACGAGTCGCCGCAGCCGAGGCAGGTGATGGTCGGGCCGTAGTACGGGCCGTGGTCGCGTCCGGCCATACGTCGACGGCGGCCCTCGGTCGGGCAGGTGAGGATGCGGCGGATCGGGAACGACGGCGGGCGGCAGATGATCGGGGCGGTCACCGGGTCGCCGCCTCAGCCGGTCGGAGTTGGATCACATCGGCCAGCCGCTCGACGCTCTGGCCCGCAACCGCAAGGCACGTGGCCACGACGGCGATCACCGGGCAGCTCGGGCTGAACTCCGCGATGCAGGCACTGGACATCCAGACCGCGGAATCCCCCGGCTGGGTCGTCGGCCTCCAAAGGACGTTGCCGTTCCTCAGCCCTCCGCGGGACGGGGTACGAGTCCAGCCAGCAGCGAGGAGCGCTTCCGTGACGTCGGGGCGGTAGTCGCTCATCGCTGCGCCCCCGCCTTCACGGTCCGCTGCGCACAGTCGGCCCACACGACGACGGCCGGGTACTCACCGTCGTCGAGGGGCGTCTCCGAGCACGCCTCGCAGATCTGCTCCTCACGCAGGTGTGAGCAGTTCTCCTTGTCGGGGATCTCGTCGCCGTCGTCGGTGTAGTACTCCTCGCACTCGCGTTCCAGGCAGTCGGCGGTGCCGACGTGCACGGTGACGGGCCGGTGCTGGACGGGCTGCTCGGCGGCGGGGATCTCGTCACGGCGGGCGCGATCCCGGAGGCGGCAGGCGTCCCACGGCACGAACTCGCCGTCGTTCTCCGAGCAGGCGCCGCACGCCTCACCGGCGGGAGCGTCGAGGCAGATGCGGACGTCCTGCGGGCTGCCGGTGTGACGGGCGGAGGTCTGCTCCTCCCAGACCTCCCACTCCGGGGTGTTGTCGTCGTCGGGCTCGGCGCCGTGCGGGCAGTCGTCGCTGCCGATCTCGTGGAACCAGGACTCGGGCTGGTGGTCGGACTCGGTGCTCATGCGGATCTCTCCTTCGGTGGGCAGGTCAGGCGTTCGGGCGGGTGTTGTGCTCGGGGCAGGAGGTCCCGCCGTTGGGGTCGTCCCAGCCGAGTTCCTTGCGTGCGACTTCGGCGTCCTCGCGGGTCTCGTAACGGCCGTCCATGTAGCCGGAGCAGGCGTCGCACTGGACTTCGTAGGTGGCGGTGATCGGCATCTGATCTCTCCTTCGGTGGGTGGTTAGGCGGCGGTGCTGTCGCGGTGCGGGGTGGGGGTGGCCTGCGGCTTGTACTCGTCGGGCAGGTCGGCGTCGCACCAGAAGCTGATCGTCAGGTGCATGCCGTGGTCCTCGACGACCTTCCACACGGCCTTGGCGGTGCAGACTCGCTGCCCCTCGTCCTCGGGGACGTAGTTGACCGTGCAGGCCTGGACGCCGGGCTCGGAGCCGATCGTCCAGCCCTCCGCCCGGCGGAAGACGCGAGGGCCGCGGTGGATGGTGAAGTCGCCGTAGCCGTCGCGGTGGATCGTGTCTCCGAGCCGGGCCTCGCCGGTCTCGCCCATCTGGTCGATCACCAGCACGTGGCGGTCGCTCAGGGCAGGGCGACCGCCGCACCACACGGCGATCTCGTCGAAGGCGTCGGCGGTGAGGGTCCGCTCCTCGGGGGCGTAGTCGAGGTGCGGAATTCCGGCGACACACATCGCGCCGCAGTAGCCGCACCGGTACTGGCCCATCGGCACTCCGACGAGCTGCTGCGGCTCCCACGGCCACGGGCAGCGCTCGCCGTTCTCGTTGAGCGGCGCGGTGATCGTCAGGTCGTCGGCGAGGTTGATGACAGTGGCGTCGGCCGGGGCAATGTCTGTCCAGGCGCGGGTCTCGGTGCTCATGCGGCGGTTCCTTCCTGGGGTCGGTGGATGGCGCGGCTGGCCGGGTTGCCGCCGCACTTGGCGCAGGTGCATCGCTCGGCTGACGGGGCGAGCGGGCCGGTGGCGGCGGTGCCGAGGGGCCAGCCGCCGGTGTGGGTGATCCGGTAGGCGGGGGCCGGGACCGCGGTGAGAGTGGGCGGCTTGACGACGGCGGGCGCCTCGCCGATCAGGCCGAGCAGGTAGTCCTTGAGGTCGCCCTGATCCCGCATGGCGGCGATGTCTTCGACGTTGGGTTTCATCAGGTGGCCGCCATGTCCACGAAGGACGCGTAGTGGAGTTGGGCGGCGACGGTCACCGTGCGGCACGGGCCGCCGCGGTGCTTGTCGACGATCAGGTCGGCCTCACCGGCGCGCGGAGATTCCTTCTCGTAGGCGTCTTCGCGGTGCAGCAGGATGACGATGTCGGCGTCCTGCTCGATGGAGCCGGACTCGCGGAGGTCGGACTTGGTGGGCCGCTTGTCCTGCCGGTGTTCGGGGCCGCGGTTGAGCTGCGCCAGGATGATCACAGTGATGCCGAACTCGCGGGCGAGCAACTTGATCCCGCGGCTGAGCTTCGACACCTCGTTCTGCCGGTTCTCCGCCTTCGGCGCGGTCATCAGCTGCAAGTAGTCGACGATCACCAGGCGCAGACCGTCGGCGCGCACGTGATGGCGGACCTTGGCGCGCAGGCCGGGCAGCGTCAGGTTGGAGACGTCGTCGATATACAGCGGCGCGGCGGCGATCTTCTGCCCGGCTTCGGCGGCACGGGCCACGCCGGCGTCGTCGACGATGCCCTGTTTCAGGTGATGCAGGGCGACCCGCGCTTGGGCGCACAGCAGGCCGTTGGTGATCTCGTCTTCGCTCATTTCGAGCGTGTGAAACAAGGTCGGGATGCCGTTGGTGACCGCGGCGGCCCGCGCGAACCCGGCCGCAACCGTGGTCTTGCCCATGGCGGGCCGGGCGCCGATGACAACCATCTGCCCCGGCGCGAACCCGCCGCACAGCAGCGCGTCAAGGTCCATGAACCCGGTCGGAGTGCGGTCCTCCTTCGTGGGCGGCGTGATGCAGCGCTCAAGCGCGGCGCCGATCAACTCGCGAACATGCTTGGCCTGCCGGGCAGCATCCGGCCGGGCAACCCCATCGAGTGCGTCCTGGAGCGCGGCCACGTCGAGGTCGGGGTCGAAGGCCGCACTGTTCCCGCGGCCGGTCGCGTCATGGCCGAGGGCGACGATGCGGGCGGCGACGGCTTTCTTGGCGACGCGCTCGGCGTACCAGGCGGCGGCCCCGGGCTGCGCCCAGCTGTACAGCTCCGACAGTTGCGTCTCGGTCATCGGCCGGGCCGGCATGCGTCCGTCGGCATGCCAGGCCTCCAACTGGCGGGCGATGGGCAGCCAGCGGATCTCGCCATCCTTGAAGCGGGTGCGGAGTTCCTCGACGGCAAACCACACCCACCGGAACTGCTCGGTGGTGATGTCCGCGGGGTCGAATCCCTCCGCCGCCAACTCGTCGACGATCTCGGGGCGTTCCATGGCGGACGCGGTGACGACGCGCTCGGCCTCGACGTCGCGCGGCATGCGGGGGCCGAACTCGTCGGCGGGCTCCGCGGCTTCGAGCCACGGGTCGATGTCGGTGGTCACTGAGTCTCCAGCGGAAGTTCGGCCTGCCGGCCGATGCGGGCGCCCTCGATGGCGGTGCAGCGGCGGCAGACGTCGGGGTAGTGGATGGCGAGGGAGGACCGGAGGGCCATGGCCGTCTGGAACTTGACGTGTTCGGCGAGGAGGCCGTGGGCTGCCATGTCGTCGATCGCCTCGTCCGTCATCAGCGGCTCGGCGAGCGGGACGTGGCAGCCGCAGGGGCAGCCCGGTTCCCCGCCGATACCGAGCGCGGCAGTGTGTGCCCAGCAGGCGTTGTGCCTGTGCTGGCGACAGGCGACGCAGATCGTCGTCTTCTCGCCGAAGGGGACGACGACTTTGCCGGGCCGAAGTTCGGAGTCCTGGGCGCGGTATCCGCGGGTATGGCCTCGCCCCCGAGTCACGCGGCCTCACCTCGGCGGCGGTCCGGGCCCTCGAAGATGACGGGGTGGCACATCTCGATCAGCCGGGAGGTGACGCGGTCGCCGAGCCTGGCGGCGAGCTCGGGCCGCAACAGGTTGGAGGTGAGCAGCGTCGGCAGGTGGTGCTCGTACCGGTGGTTGATCAGCCGGAAGTTGACCTCTTCGACGAACTCGGTGGGCGTGCGGTCGGCCCCCAGGTCGTCGACGAAGAGGATGCGGGCGTCCCGGTAGCGGCGGAACTCGGTCTCGGCGTCGATGCCGTGACGGGGGCGTAGCGCGCCGTACATGTCGGCGGCGGTCGTCACGACCCAGCGGGCGGCGACGCCGGTGATGGCGAGTTCCCGGATGGCGCCGTAGGCCTGGTGGGTCTTGCCGGCTCCGGTGGGGCCGAGCAGCAGAAGAGAGCGGCCGTGGATGACGGTGGCGAGAGGGTTGCCGCGGGCGCTCTGCTCCGTGCGCGCCTGGGCGACGATCTCCTGGAGCCAGTCCTGAATGTCGGGGCTGTCGGCCATGGTGTCCCGGAACTTGAACGGAATGATCTTCTCGGCTTCGACGATTGAGTAGCGGGCGATGTTCGCCGGGTGGAACGTGTCGACGTCGCCGGAGTTGAGCCAGTCGGCGCTGACGCCGCGGGCGGCGAGCAGCTGCTCAAGGTGGAAGCGCTTCGGGTCGAACGGCGGAATCCACTGCATGGTCAGTCCCAGTCCTTGTGATAGTCGGAGGAGTCTTCGGGGTTGCGGTACGGGCCGGAGTCGCCGACGGCGCGCAGATGGCGGCCGGGCGCAGGGTCGGGCTCGTCGTCGTAGCAGCCCTTGTTCAGCCAGGTCGCCGGGTACTTCGTGTACTTGGAGTCCTGGTCTTTGCGCTCATGGGCGTAGGCCGTGGCGGCGTCGACGATGCGCTTGGGCTCGGCGCCGCGCTCGATGGCGGCAAGCCACGCCTTCCTCGCCGCCTCGCGTTCGCGCTTCTTCGGGTAGACGATCCAGAAGGCACCGAAGGCGTCGAGGTGATTCGTCTTCTCGCCGCCGCTCTTGGTCTGAGCCGAGGCGACGGATGCCTGCCGCTCGTTCGAGGCGGCTGCGGGAGAAGAGTCTTCTAGTAGTTGTTTGTCTGACGGTTGTTGGTGGTTAGGGCTGCGTTCCGTGCGTGACGAACGGACTTTAAGTGCGTGACATTCGTCGGTCACGGACTCTGCGTGCGTGACAGTCACGCCTTCTGCGTCCGTGACGGTCACGGACTCTGCGTGCGTGACACCCTTCGAACGGGACCG